AATATTAGTTATCGGCACCTTGAGATATAAAAATCAAGGAAAAAAATTATTTTAACTTCTTTAATGAATTATCAAAAGATTCAAGAACTTTGATAATTTTTATTTTTTAAACATAAATTGACTAATTGGATGATGATAACCTCATTGATGCTGTTTACAACTTGCTCACTTATTTGCTGGATTGGATGGGCTCACACAGACATAAAAGATGAGATTATCGATTTTGCCTCGAGTCTGATTATTTTTATGGCAATCATCGGTACGGCATCATCTGCTGCAATTATTATGATTGCTATTTACTAAAACAAAGGATAAACTAAAAATGATAATATCATTGAATTATTCGAGTCGAGTTGAAAACTATAATAAAATGACTTGATGAGAATTCTCTTAACTGACAGTAAAAACCTGCACGCACTTGAAAATATACTGAAATTAGTTAGCTTCTACTGAGTCGACTACTTGCTTATCAGGATAGGCTTTTATTTTATCCCCAGTGACACTGGAAAAACCCAGATTAGCGGCTGATAACTTAATTGGCAAGACATTGAGCGAGTCACAGAAAACGTCAACAAAAGCCTGACTCAACTGAGCATCTTCCCAAAAATTGCTTAAAAAACGACCCTGTGCCTGAGTCTTCGACTGATCGTACGAATATGCAGATTCTGCATGAACTGGTGAAAAAGCAAGACATCCGAGCGCAATTAACATGTAAGGATATTTCATCAACAATCGCTTTCACTTCATATTTTGTACAAAATAAATGATAAGACTGCATCGACAGGAGAAATTTGATCGAGATCAAAATCAAACCCTCTGTTTCCCGAACATAGCACAACTTTGATCTGGCACAGGGTAAATTATGATTAAGGGTCGAACCTAGCTTTCCCTTTGACTTTTATTGAACTACAGAAAGCAAGGTTGAGACAAATCAAAGCACTTTACTGATACCGCGCTTAATGGGATGCAAAGAGAAATCCAGCTCCGAATTAGTGATTTGCCCAAGAGCTACCCAGCACCTCCCACAACGAAGCAAGTGCGCTCGAAGTTACCGGCATCTATGAGAACGGGTCCTTGCCAAGAAGGGCATAGCTTCTCTCCATCAGTCTGCCGAATGCACGAATTGGCCGCTTTCATATGGCCTGGTCTAAAGTTAGTGCAACTGAGCTTTTTGAGTCAGAGAGGTGGTGAGTCGGGCAAAACCTACTCAAAGATGGATTGCAGACTTTTTGGGGTGATCGCTGTGCATTAAAGGCCTGGTTGTACTTGGGAGGTTACGTGCCAACCACGCCAAGCCTTGGGCAAGTAAATCTGACATTGGACGCTTGGACGTCTTCATCAGTTTGCTATTAGCAGCTCATTAGGAGGCAGTCTTTGACTCGGCCCACATCGCGATATCAGCCAGCAGACGTTTTGTCCCGAGGCACTTTTCGCTGCAGCAATTGCGATTCTCATGGTGCCTAATTAGCCTTGTAACCGACTTCAGCCACAGCATGAACCTTATCTAGCTTGGCATCAAGAGCGAGTTTCAAAACAATCGTCGGCTGACGAAAAACAAAAACAACTGGGCAATCAAATTTCGTACATCTAAACTTAAGGCCTGCTTTGCAGAAACCCGAAAATTCAGTGCTCGGAACTATGTCCGAAAAAGTTACTAGGTTTTGAAACAAGCGGGGTTTGAGACGACTTTCACGAGCCCCTGTCTCAAGTTGCAGTCAGGCACACATAGTAATAAGTCTCGATTAGTATGAGGATTAAGGCTGCTTTTGAACCTACTGCGCAAATTAGAGGTCTATGTTCTGGCTGATGATGAAGGATACAGAACTTCTTTATTCAATGGAACGCTGAAAGTGGCGTATCTCAGCAAGTAAAAGCTGGACGGCAACTTCGCGTCTAGTTACTAACCCCGGAAGCACCTTCCCACCGCCATAAACCCACCGACGCAACTCCTGAACTGCCCCGATCCAGTCCCGCTGATTGACCCGCCGTCGCAGTGTTGACGCCTGCAGCCGACCTGCTCCAAGGTTGAACGTGAAGTCGACGATGGCCGCAAGGCGTCCCTCGGGCTCAGTAGCCAGCACCGGACAGTAACGCAGCGTGGCCCTCAGTGCGTCGGCCATGTCAGCGGCCAGATAAGCCTCGCCCTCTTCCGTGGTGATCGGCAGATGTTTGGCATCGCAAAGATGGCCGTACCCGATGGTCCAAAACCCCGCTAGACAGATATAAGGGTAGGCACGATCAGGGTCGGACTTGGATACGCGGCAGAACCCCTCAAACCGCTTGGCCAGCTCCACGGCTGCTTGGGGCACAGCGATCATGGCAAGTGCCTCCAGGTTTCATGTCGTTTGATAGACAAGAGTGTCGAACCGGCGATCCCGTATTCAGCGCAAATATCCGTTGAACGTCGACGATCATGGCGGATTGCGATTACCTGATCTGATCTGAGTTTTGCGCTCGGATTTCGATCACCGACGGAGGAATGCCGTCGCCCTTTTCGAACCATGTCGAGAACGTTTTCCCGCTGTGTCGCAGCAAACAAGTGACTTGGGTTGACACATGCCCTGTTGTCACAGACATGGCAGACGACTTGACCATCCGGTATAGCCCCCACTTTAAGTTCAAAGGAAACCCTGTGTGATCTCAACAACGGCCTTCCACCGTTGGCTCCAATCGTGCCGTAGCCTCTCGTATCGATCGATCCGATCCACGGCCAGCACTCATTCACGCTGCGCACATCCACCTTTTCCCAAAACCGTTCAGCAAGCGGTCGGGCTTGGCGACCTTTATGAGCGTGCATCACGACGCTCCCAGACTCTGCCGACATACCAAAAATTCAGTACCCCAGCCCACAAAGCCTGATCGGCATCAGTCCATGCCACCAAGACAGCAGCAGCCCAACCGGCCCCTGCGTTCAAGGCAGCAAAGAAGGCTGTCGCTTTGGCTGTGCAGTACAACGCCATGAACAGATAGGTGATTACAGGGCGCACACTGGTGGACAGGGCATCGGCCCACTTCACGCCCGACGGCCTGCCCTGACCCGCAACTGCCTCTTTGAAGGATTCGATGGCTCCAGTATTCCAAGCAGCGGCAGCGCTTGCAGCGATTTCACCCATGCGACTGGCACCCCTCAGTTTCTCAAACTCCAACGCCTTGTCCTGCATCGCCAATTCATGGCCACGCTCACCTTGGCGATCGAACCATTTCAGAATCTCGGGCGCCAGGCGAAACGCGCCGCCCAACAAGCCACCCAGTAGTGTCTCGATCATTGGGGACCTCCCATCAAGCGCAACTTAATCGCTACGCCCACCAAGAGCGCAGCCAGTACACCGGTGGTCAGTACCTTGACTGTGGTCTGCCAAGCCGTTCGCCGCGCTTCCCGCCAAGCATCAATCAGGCCCCGCAGGTCTCGAATATCGCCTGCCGCCCGGCCGTTTTCCAAACCGAGGCTGGCCAGCGCGCGCTGGGCGCCTCGTTCGCCTGCACGGGTCAGTAACTCATCAAGGTCTTCGGGGCGCAGGTTCAAAAGGTTAGTGGACGTTTCAGGCATGGTGATCTCCAAATAAAAAAGCCGCCAAGAGGGAGTCGAGGCGGCCGGGGTGGTAAATATTCTTCTTACACGCTGGGTTCGGGTGGCGCAGCAGCTTTGGCTTCTGAGGGTCGTGCCGGCCAAACAATCTCAAAGGGGTCGCTCTGCTGGGTGATGTCACGCAGGGCCTGGCGGTAGCGGGTCCAGGCGTTTTTGGTGCCGAGTGGCACATCGGGCAACTGGGTCCAATCCGACCCCAGTAGCAGTTGGTTGCGCTGCTGGCGTACCTGGCGCCATTCGCCCTCAACATGGCGTGGGTCTTGCCACTGCTGGCTGGGCCAGTGAAACCTACAAAAGCGGTTGGGTGGGTGCGGTGCCAGACCGGTCCACGCCGGGTGTGCGTTCACGGTGTCGATCACCTGCTCAAAATACCCAGGCTGCCACTGGTCGTAGTTAATGGTCAGCACCGTAGTGGCCAGTACCGGGCTGCGGGTACCGGCATCGGAGTCGGCGTCGGCATCAGCCCAGGAACCGACCGTGATGTCGAGTCGGCCCTGCACCACGTCAATCAAGGTGGTCACGATGTGGTGCTGTGTCAGCGCCTGCCCAAAGTGCCACAGTCCGGGTTGGGGTTGGTTAATGCTCATGAGATGGTCAGTCCTTGTGTGCGCAACTCAGCTTTTAAAGCGTCCAGGGTGGATTTGAGGACCAAGCCGTTTGGATCAAAATACTCAATGTTGGCAAAGCCCGCACCGCCGTTGCCCCCCGGGCTGGGCTGCGGTTGGGTGTGATAAATGGCACCGGTGCCCGCACCACCACCACCACCATCGCCCAAAATACCCGCCTGGCCAGCTTGCTGGTAAGTAGCCGCGCCCAAGCCGCCATAGGTGCCGCCACCCTTGTCGCCGTAATACGACCAGCCATCGCCCGCCGCATGGTCAGCAGCATTAGATAAAACCCCAGCCGCACCACCGCCCGCCGCCAAAACACCATTGAGGTAAGTTTCTTGTCCCGCAGCTGCATATTGGTAACTGAAAGGGGCATCCATGCCCGCCCCCCCGGCACCCCCCGCGCCAACACGCAAGGTAAAAGTTTGCCCTGGAGTGACGGTGAGCAAGGTGGTCGCGGTGGCACCTTCTGCGCCCCCTCCCCCATAACCGCTGCTGCGGGTGGAGCCCCCCGCACCACCGCCGCCTGCGCCTTTGATCGTGACCCGCATGCTGGTCATGCCCGTGGGCACGATCAAGGTGTAATTGCCCGCACTCGTGTAGTTGAAATTGGAACCCACAGAACTGGCGAAATCAACTGAGCCCGCTGCAATGGTGCCGCTGAAGGTGCCGTTGACGACATTCAGGTTGGTGCCATTGATTTTTTCAGCGGTGATGGTGTTGACATCCAGGGCGCGTCCAACAATCGAGCCATCCACAATCAAGTTGCCACTCAGGCCCAGCGCGGTGACACCGCCCACGGTGCCCAAGGCCAGCAAGGGGATGGGGATGCCACTGCCATTGGGCTTGGCAATCAGGAACTTATCGGCCAGCACCGTGAAACTGGCACTGCTGCCGGTGTTGACCGACTCGGTGCCCGAGACATAGCCATTGCTGTCAAGGGTGACCGTGTGGCGGGTGTTCAACACCCCGGTCGCATGGGTGTTAACTTCGGCTGCCTGTTTGACTGCGGCGTAATCACCGCTGTCCAGACGCACTTGCACTTGATCGATTAAATCGGCACTGGTGCTGCTGGTGTTTTGCAGTGACGTGATCAAACCACCTTGGGCTTCAATGAGGTCAATTTTAGAGCGCAGATTGGCGGTCAGTTGATCCACACTTAGGCTGCCCAGCAAGGCATTGAGCAGTAAACCGGGGTCGACACTGGCCGTGGCGTGTAAGCCTTGGGTGCTACTGAGCGGGTTAAAGAGGGAGGCATTGCCATGCTTGTCCATCACCCGCAGCCAGTAGTAGCCGCCCTCCCCTGGTGCCAGGCTGCTTTGCCGGTAGCTAGTCTGGGGATAGGCCACTTGCATCAAGGTCACCGCCGTGCTGCGGTCATTGGTTTGTGACCAGACCAGTTCACTGTAGCTGATGTCCTTGCGCGCATCACCAAAGCTCCAGGTAAAACTGATGCCAAACAACTCTGAGGTGGCGTTGAGGATGGGAAACGCCGGAATGGCCACTGGCACGCCAAAGGTGACACTTTGACCGGTGACCCAAGGGCTATGGGTGCCGATGCTGTTGATGGCGCGCACTTGCACCACATAAAGATGGCCGGGCACTGTATTGGGCAACACAAACAAGGTGCCTACTTGGCTGGCGGTGTGCCACGCCCCAGCGTCTTCACGCCATTGCAACTCATACCCCGTCACAAAAGGGTCTAAAGAGGCATCCCAAGTGGCGGTGATTCGGGTCACCAAACTGCCATCAGGTTGGGCAATGTCTTCCATCGCCACCATCAGCCCGGTGGGTGGCGTCAAAGCAAAAATAGTGGGGGTATTGTTGCCCGTGGGTGCGGGGTACTGCCCTTGCGCATCGACATCGTAGACGCTGACATCGTATTCAGTCGCGGTGATCTCCACCTCACCACTGCTGGCCAAGCTAATTTGCTGCACCCGAAACTCTTTGGCCGTCCAACCTGGGGTGCTGTGCGTGATGCTGATGACATCGCCCACCTCGGCCCGCATGCCCTCGGGCAGCGCGGTAAAGCTGATGCTGGTGTTGAAGCGACTTTGTTTGCGGTGCATAGCGGCCAAGCGCCGCCCGGTCACGATGCTGGCGGTGAACGGTAAATCAATCTTGGACTCCAGCATCAAACCGTTGTCGCGATTGTTGCGGTCGTCCCAATCATCGCTGATGGCGTAATCCGGCTGCCAGTTGTTCTCAGGGTTGAAGATGCCCGCCGTGACTTTGTTGAACTGTTGCCGCCGTGATGGCTTGCTGATGGTCCAATTACCCGTGATGTTGGTCTCATTGAAGTCCATGCTCACGGCCGTGGGTCGGTCCAAGACCAACTTGTACATGCCGCCCGAGTAAATCAGCATGCCTCGGCAACTCGACAACAAGGCGTTCACGTTGTCAAAAATCGTGTTGTTGACGTTGATTAAGCCATCACAGGTGTAGCGCGGCACAGGATAAGTAAAAGCAGGCAAGCTGATGCCACTCCAGCCGAAGGACACAGCGGGCACCTCAATCGTCAAAGTTTCATCACAGTACGCAGCCGCAGCGTCGAAACTGGCTTGGTCGATCTGCCACCCTGAGATGCCTCGGCCATAGCGGTCATTGGTCAAATAATCAAGCAGGCAGTGCGCAGGGTTGTTGCTAAAGAATGTTTCCTCTGCAAACACGCCCCCGACCAACTTACCCTGAATATCGGCGGTGATGGTGGGCACGCTGCCAAAAGCGGCGCGGTCATAGGTGCATTTGAGGTACAAATAAGCCACCCCACCACCCAAATGATCGGGGGTCCACTTGAGTGGCAACTCCGCTTGCAAGGCGGCGCTGGCTCGTGCGCCATCAGCACCCGGGTGAAACTCGGCATAGACCAACTGCGTGGCTTGGGATTCGGTGCCATCGGCCAAGCGTGGCCGGTAAGTGGTTAGTCCTTGAGCCGTACTGGCCATGAAGAAATGGGCATCAGGACCGCTGAACTTGGGGTCGGTGATCGGCACATCATCAATGTAGATCATGCTCAAATTTGACACTGTGCCTTCACCCAAGGCGATCACAATATTCAAGTACTCATTATTCGGGCCACTAACCTCACACAGACACCGGGTGCCCCCCACTTTGCGGCTGCCATAAATTACTTGTAACGGCTCCACCGTGCTGCTGGTGTTGAGCATGATGCCTTGCGCAGCGGCTGAACTAACCGAGGCTGGCGCACTACCACCCCCGACCACCGACCCCAGCACATTACCCACGGCCGCCGTAGCAATCAAACCGCCCACGGCAAAACTGGCGTCCACGATCAAAGCACCGCTAATAACGGTTTCTGCCAACACAATACCCGCAGCATCGGCGAGTAAGGCGCCAACAACCACGGAGCCGACCTCAATGGCGGCGGTAATGATCCAAGCCATTAGATAATCCTTTTAGTAACTGAAGTCGTTAAATGTGCGTTCGGCTCGGGCAGCAACATGGCTTGTTCAATTTCAGCCACATCGGTCAGGTCGGTGCCGTGCAAGGTGATCCAGATGCAATCACTGTGGGCATAGGCCACCCGCTTGGTGCCAGGGGGCGAGATCAGAGTCAGTGGGGCACAAAGGCGCTGGATGCGCCCATCGACCAGCACAGACATCTCACCTTGACTCAGAATATTGAGGTTCTCGAACCGGTGGGTGCGCCCCGTGAGGGTGGTGCCTGCGGGAATGCTTAATTCACGGGCATACAGACCGGCTGTGAAATAGTGTTTCACAGGTAGATCCACACACTTTCCCGTGGCCGACATGGCGCGCTCCAAACGCCGAATATCAGCCGCGCTGATGCTGGGCACCACGGCGGGCAAGGCTTGTTGGGCACGCAAAAAGTCCGGCAAGTCTGCATCGCTCATTTGCCACCCCACTTGATTTGTTTGTTCAAAGCACCGCAGTTTTCAAAAAACAAGTCGCCATTAAAAATGGACAACTGCTCTTCTGAGTTGGTGTGGCGACCGGCTTTGCGCTCAAAGTCAGCAAATTGATTGCTAGCCGTGATGACACAGGTGCATTTGCCACTGGGGTCATCAGAAATCACCAAACCGTCCATGCGCCCTTCAAAGATCAGTACTGGGCTGGAGACCAGCGCCTGGGTGTAATCAAGGTAGGCCCGGTATATTTGCAATGGGCGGTCCAAATACCGTGCGTTCAAAGCTACCGCCACCCATTGCGGGTCCAAGCCACTGGCAGTGACGGTGACATTGGGAATTTGCAATTGGGCTGATTCACTCAAGCCTGCGAAATCCAAAAAATGACCATTGGCCGTAAAAGTGTGACCAGCAAAAGACACATTCCTCCAAGCATCGGTCAGGCGTACATCAGCCTCATCAAACGCCATGTAAAGTAGAAAGCAGGGTGAATTGGTGCTTTTGAGGAGTTCTTCAATAAAGGCGGGGCTGGCTGCGCGATCCATCTAAAACACCTCCACCAGGTCAAGGCTAAGGGAATAAAACGGTCCTGCACTGATGCTGCTGCTCAAACTGTCCGACACATTAACCACCGTGAAAGGCACGCGACTAAAGCTTACAACTTCAGCATGCGCAATCGGCACCAACAAGGCTGGCTCGATCGTGATTTGCGTTAAGACGGCGTTTATGTTGATGCCATCTGCGGTCACCATGTACACCTTACTATGGCCCGCAAACTTGATCAAGTCACCCGCTTTCACACGGTGCTCAAAAATGCTCATGTCGGAGCAAATCACCAGAGTTCGCCCACGAAAAGCCAATGTCGGATCGTAAACTTCATCCGGGTTAAACACACTCAAATTGCGACCTAATTGACTCAAAGGCTCGGTCATTGTCGGCAGGGTGATCGTGAAAGGATCAGCCTGGCCCCGGCGTGCCAACAAAAAGCTGAAGTACGGCATGAACTGCGCTTTGGTCAAAGGCGGCAAGGTGAGTTGCAACGCCCAGCGCTGCGCCCCCGTGGTGCGACTTTGCTGGCGCAGGCTGTGCGATACCGACACGCGCGTGGGTTGTGTACTTTTTAAGGTGACGTTGGCGGTTTGATAAATCGGAGGGAAAGCTTGAATGGTCATGCGGTTAATCTCCCGGCTTTTTTCTGCATGGCTTGCTGCACCACACTCATGATCACGCGCTTGTTTTCTGCCATGAAATTGGGCATCAAGCGTCGAATTTGCGCCACCGTCTCCGCGCTGGCATTATTGGCGTTGATGGTCAAGGGTTGGTTGATGACCACGCTGCTGTTGGCTTGGTTGTTGAGCATGCGGTTGGGCACAATAGTGCCCGCCACCTTGGGCACAAACAACTCTGGCCCTTTTTCCCCGACCATGGAAGGCACGCCCACAGGCGGGTCACCGCCCTCGGCAAATCCCAATAAGGTTTTACCGGCTTGGAACAGCCCACCTAAGCCCCCTGCACTCTTGAGGGCTCCACCCAATGGCTGCATGACACTTTGCTGGATTTGAATCCGAATCATGTCTGAGATGATCGATTGAGCCAAACTATTGAAGTCAAGCTTGCCCGTTTTGACAAAGTCGACCAAGGCATCTTCCATGCCTTTGAAGGCTTTGCCCACCACATCACCGATGGACTTGTAGACGTTTTGCGTGTCATCCAGGTAGTTTTGCAAGCCTTCCGACGCCCCCAGTTGCCAATTGGCTTCCCTGTCCTTCTTGGCCTTGATGAAGTCATCGTAATCTTTCAAGGCGACCTTTTGGTTATCCCTGATGCGCGCATTTTCTTCGTCATATTTCTTTCGGGCATCAGCACCAAACGCATTGCCGCCATCAAGACCTTTGGAGGCTTCAAGGTTGGATTTGAATAACTCGTTGCGCCGAGCGTCTTGGGCGTACTTGTCTTCAATCTGGTTGCGCCCACTCAAGCGGTTGCGCTCCTCGTTGCCTTGGCCCATGCCCGCTAACTCGCGGCCTTGGGTGCGGCTCAAACTTTCAACGTAGTCTTGTGCCACGGCATTGGCCCCTCTAAAAGCCACCTCGACTTGGTTCAAGGCATCACGCTCGGCAATG